TAGATGGTGGTAACTTCTTTGCATCTAACAATCTTACAGTAAATAGAAATAGTCACAAAATAAATGCGGGAACTTCTAATTTAGTTTTAAATGTTAACGGTCAAGCAGTAACACTTCTCTATGTTAACGTAACTGTTGGCTGGGTATTGAAGTCAACTAACCAGTAGGAGCAAAAATTATGGCTCTCATTGATTTCAAATTTAAACCTGGAATCGACAAACAAGATACGACTGTCGGTGCAGAATCGCGTTGGGTGGATTCTGATAACGTTAGATTCAGATATGGCTTACCAGAAAAAGTTGGTGGCTGGTCTTCTTTAGTATCAGACACAATAGTTGGTGCAGTTAGAAAACAACATTCTTTTGTTGATTTAGATGGTAACAGATACGTTGCACTAGGTTCGGATAAATTCTTACTAATATATTTTGAAGGACAACTTCATGATGTTACACCAGTAAAAGCTACGATTAGTTCTGTTGTTATGTCTGCTCAAGATGCAACACAAGAAGTATCTTTAACATTTTCTTCAGCTCATAATTTAGAATCAGGTGATATTATTTTATTAGATAATGTAACCGTTCCAAGTGGTATTGGTCTAACTGATGCTGCTTTTGAAGATAAATTATTTCAAGTAACAAGAGTAACATCATCTTTAATTGCTATCGTAACAGGATCACAGACCACAACCGGTGCAGCAGGTGGCGGATCTTGTAGTGTTATACCATATGAAAAAGTTGGTCCTGCAGCTCAGTCTTATGGATATGGTTTTGGTATTGGTAACTTTGGAGGCACAGTATCTGGAGTTGCAACAACAACTTTAAATGGTGCTTTAAATGCGGACACTGCTGGTACGGGAGGATCTGGTACAGCGATAACTTTAACATCTGTTACAGGTTTTCCAACAGGTGGTGGGACAATAGCAGTTGGTAATGAATTGATAACTTATACAGGAGTAAGTTCTAACGATTTAACTGGTATCACCAGAGGTACAAATGGTACAGCAACGATTGGTACATCAAATGGACAAGCACACAGCAGTGGTGCAACAGTTACGAACGCTACAAACTTTTCTGGTTTTGGTAGTGCAGTAAACGCATCAACTGTAGTTTTAGAACCAGGTCTTTGGAGTTTAGATAATTTTGGACAAGTTCTTATAGCAACTATTGCAAACGGTAAAACATTTACATGGAACGCTGGAGCTGCAACACCTTTATCAAACAGAGCATCAACTACAACATCTGGTTTTGCAACAGGAAACAATCCTACAGCATCAAGAGTCACACTAATATCACCAACAACTAGACACTTAATACATCTTGGAACAGAAACAACTATTGGTGATACGACTACACAAGATGATATGTTTATAAGATTTTCTGATCAAGAAGATATAAATACATATATTGCAACTTCTATAAACTCAGCGGGTTCACAAAGACTACAAGATGGAACTAAAATAGTTGGAGCATTAAAAGCAAAAGAAACAATTCTAATATGGACAGACAATGCATTGTATACCATGAAATTTATTGGATCTCCTTTTACGTTTGGTTTTGAACAGGTTGGTACAAACTGTGGATTGATAGGTAAAAATGCAGCTGTAGAAATAGATGGATCAGCATTTTGGTTATCACCAAATGGTTTCTTTTTATTTGATGGTACAGTTAAATCATTGCCTTGTAGTGTAGAGGATTTTGTATTTAATGATTTTGATACAACAAAAGGACAACAAGTTGCTGCTGGTTTAAATAATTTATTTACAGAAGTAACTTGGTATTATCCATCATCAAGCTCTGATTTTAATAATAAGTATGTGGTGTTTAACTATGGTGAAAACTGTTGGTATACAGGCACAGAAGCTAGAACCAGTTGGATGGACGGAACTATATATCCAGCACCCTATGCTACAAAATATAGTAGCACAGCCGATGGGACTTTTCCTGCTGTTATAGGTCAAGATGGTTTAGGACAGACAAAATATTTTGAACATGAGATAGGAACAGATCAAGTTAATGAAGACGGTTCAACAACAATAGTGCCATCTTTTATCAAATCTTTTGATTTTGACCTACAACAAAGACAAAGAGATGCAAGGGGGAGATCGTCAGGACCAAGCATTGCAGGTGAGATTTTCTTAGCTGTAAGGCGTTTTGTTCCTGATTTTAAAACTTTGGCTGGTAATGCTAAAGTTACGTTGGCTGTGAAAAGGTATCCACAACAATCAGATACAAGTACTAGTTTGAGTCCCTTTACAATAGACTCATCTACTGATAAAAAGGATACAAGAGCAAGGGGTCGTTTCGTTAACTTCAAGATAGAGAACGATTCTAATGGCGAAGAATGGAGATTTGGAACATTTAAGCTAGATATACAACCGGATGGAAGAAGATAATGGCAAAAACTTTATTTGAATTAGTACAGGATTATTTAAATAGACGTAATTTACCTGAAACATTTACGTACGATAGATCTACCACTACACCACCACCACCTAAAAAAGAAAAAGAAGTAGATTTTTCTGCTACTCCTGTACCACAAGATCCTTTTCTAAGAGATAGTGGTATTGATTCTTTTAAAAATTTTGAACAAGTAAGAAAAAATTATTTAGATCCATTTTCTAGAATAGGTGATGTAGTTCCAGGATTTGCAGGTAAAGGATTACAAGCTTTACAAGACATGCTTCCTGTAAATAGAAGAGCTATCTATGAAAATGAATTAAGAAATCAAGGTGTGTTTACAGATGATATAGGTAGAATAGTTGCAGACCCAACAGAAAATTATAATACAGTAGAAAATGTGATGGCTGGATATAATGCTAACAAAATAACTCAAGAAACAATTGATGAAAGAGTTGGTAAAATAGGTAATAGATTAAAAGAAAAATACAATTTAAGTGACACACAAGTACAAGGACTTGTTGATGGCACTTTGTCAGCAGAACAATTGGCTGAAATTAATGCAAAGGCTATTATGCCAGGCACTAATCAAACTACAAATTTAATTGATCAAATACAAGCTGTTGCTGAGTATGGTAGAAAATTTGTTGATGAACAATCACCTGTAAAAATGAAAACTAATGTTGTTGAAACTCAATTACGATTAGGAAAAGGTGAAGATGTATCCACCGCGCCAATAGCACCGCCTAGTTTAGGTTTTGGTAATCCAAATTTAGATGATTTAGGAAATATAGAAATATTAGATATTGTTGGTGGTGGTAAAAAAGACACCATAGCATCTTCAAAAGATGATGAAGGAGTTGCAGTAGGAGATCAATTTTTTGCTGATTCTCCTTTAGAAAAAACTTATGGACCATTTAGCCCTCAATTTGCTGACAAGATAGGAGGAGTTACTGCATCTAGTGTGGCTAGGGCGATTCAACAAGCACAAGATGATAGAGCAACAATAGATAATATTACTAGCGCAGCTAGAACAGGAGCCAATATAGCTAAAAGCAGAGACGCTTTGGCTAGAGAATATGATAGAGAGGTGGCAAGAGGTGAAAGAAAAGATGATCCTACAATTCAATCTGATATAAATAAAGCTAAAGCAAAAATAGGAATGCCTCAAATGTTAGGAGACGTTGGTGGAGGTGACGATAAAGGCGGCGGTGGCGGCAAGATTGTCTGCACCATGATGAATGAATCTTATGGCTTTGGATCATTTAGAAATAAAATTTGGTTAAGACACTCAAAAGGTTTAGCACCTGAGTATCAAAAAGGTTATCATAAAATATTTTTACCATTAGTAAAACTATCTAAGAAAAATTATGTTCTTAAAAAAGTATTAGAACACATTGCAGTTCATAGAACAATAGACATACGACAGGAATCAAGAAACAAGGTTCACTTGTTAGGTAGAATATACAGAAAAGTATTAGAACCGATTTGCTATTTAGTAGGTAAGTATGGCAAAGATTAACGTTAGAATACCAGAACCAAAAGAAGAATATAATGTTTCTAACCAGAAACAAATAAATAGAACTATTTCTTTAGTAGTAGAACAATTAAATTCTACATATTTAAATGAAACAAAACAGGAGCAAGAAAGATTTTCTTGGTTTATAAGTGGCTAATATATACAAAAACGAATTAGTAGATCTAACTACTACAGATAACACTACAATATATACAACACCGGCAGATTCTAGAGCTATAATCAAAAGTTTATTGGTATCAGAAGACGCTGGATCAGGATGTAATGTAACTTTTACAATAACAAATGCTGCATCTGCAGTATTTAATTTGTTTAAAGACAAAGCCATAGCATCAAAAGCAACAACTGAACTATTGACTCATCCTCTTGTTTTAGAAGAGAATGAAATATTAAAAGCACAAGCATCAGATGCAAATGAATTACATGTTATTGCATCAATACTGGAGATAAATAGAGACTAATGCCATTCATAGAAACAAAAGCTAAAAAAGAAATAAGAGAGATAAACGGTAAACCAACCGTGGTTATTACACCAGAGTGTGAAATTACCTTAAAAAATTTAAAGA